CTCCCTATTTAATGTGTCCGTTTTCTTTCAACCACTGTTTGGTCAGTGGTGTGGGTTCATAGTCTGTCCACATAGTGCCACGAGCACAAGACTCTAGTGCTTTCTGTGTCATGTTCTCAGTCTTACCAGCCCAGGTTGCTTCTGCTTCCCAAGGACGAGCAGCAGGCATGTAAGTACGTTTGACCATCTCTTTCCAAATCATAGGCACATCCTCTTCGGGTTTGATAATAGCAATCATATTGTTCTTGATAGAACCTGCCATACAATCCTGTGCAGCGTGCCATCCTTCATGACGCACAACACTCATGAGTACATGAGGACGATGTACATAAGTACGGTTTAGATAGAAGTGATTAGAAACAGTGTGGTAAACACCTCTGTGTCCAACAGGGAAATACTTTTCATCAGCAAGGTGTACATCTACACCAATCTTTGCAAAAGCGAGCATGATCTTATCAAACTCATCAGCAACTACATCCCAATCTGAATCAGGAAATGCTGCACGAAGATCTTTTGAAGAGTTGATCTTCTGCACATCTTTAGTACACTCCTTCAAAAGCATACAACCCATAGCATCCATGGTGTAGTATCCCTTCGTGGGTTCAGACATTGCTGGTGCAAACAGACCATGAAGAGCACCAAGAAGTGCTCCAGCAATAATAGCGTCTTTCATACAATTAAATTATAAGTGGGCGATACAGGATTTGAACCTGTGACAATCTCGGTGTAAACGAGGTGCTCTACCGCTGAGCTAATCGCCCAGATGTCGCTGAAAGGACTTGAACCTTCACGTCATAAAGACAATGGAACCTAAACCCATCGCGTCTACCAATTCCGCCACAGCGACAAGGCGACTCAGGTAGGATTTGAACCTACGACCGACTGCTTAGAAGGCAGTTGCTCTATCCAGCTGAGCTACTGAGTCTTGTTTCCCACATATTATAAGGCATGTGGGCAACCTTGTCAAGCATAATACGCTTTGTAATAAGCGACAATGCCGTCAACTCTCATGTTGCCTTGTGATACCCAATCATGTACGCACTCATAGATGCTTTGATTGGAATATCTAGGAGATCCATCAGAGCAGATTTCCGATCCAAACTTTTTGAGAAGGACGTTTAGTCCTTGAGTTCTGACATCCATACGTTCATCAGAATAACGCCAGTCTTCTGTCATGTGAATTGATTCATACCTGTACCAGACATCCAACCACCAGGACCAGAATGAATCTGTTCCGATCCGCCGCCAAGATCTGGCATAGGATTGAGTTGTGTGGTGGTCTTACCGCCCTTGGTAGCGATACTATACATCACTTCGTGGATGTTGTCAACCTCTTTACGTGGTTGATCTTCTGACTCGGGAACGAGTAAGTTTTCTCGCACCAACTGTTCTCGTGCTTCTTTGAGTGAGATTTGCTTCTCACTCAGTGTTGCAGGACCAAACCAAGGATCGTCTTCCAGGTAGTCAGGAGCAGGGACACCTGTGTATGGTTTGACCAGTTTTTTAATTGCTCGTAAAATCATGCCCAAGTCATTTTCTTAACGTACTCATAGGCGTAGGTCTCCCTGTTGCCTTTGATGCCCCATCCTAACCAATAATAGGCAGGAACCATGTACTGGTGGACAGTCCATCCTCTGCCTTCAAACTCAGGCAAGTAACGTTGGAATACAGATTCGTTAATCATGTAACGAACTTGTCCTTCCAGACTGCTCGGGTCACATTTATATTTAGTACAGAATTTGCCGAGATTATTGTAGCGATTTACACTGGTCCACTGAATAAGACCATAACCCCCGCGATGGCAATCGCTGTAAGGAACTCTAGCCCCTCCCTCGCATATGTTGGCACGGAAGTTGCTTTCCTGTTTAATGTTTCCCATGATCGTTGCAAGTGCATTACGATCTGAGATCTTAGTGTGTTCTTGGAGTTCTTTGAGGACATATTTTTCTTCAGGTGAGCAGTCCTCACACTTCCATGAATATTCGTATGGAACTACAGCGATAGGTGTTACTGCTGGTTGTTGTGGCATCAAGAATGCTGTAAGTGTTTCAAGAATCATAGGTGAAATAATCTTTCCTGTAATAACGACCAAGGATATTGGAATTATAAAACGCAGGGGTCCCATCCGTCAAGGCTGCTGTGAGGACATCGTGAAGAAAGAGCTGACGTGTTTCTTCGTAGTTGGTTCTACCTTTGGTCTCGTGGACTGAAAGTATCTCCCTCCTGAAGAAGGTGTTATTTCCAAGTCTACTACGTTCTTCATTAAGTTCGTCAGAACTTCCGTAGTATTTTTTCCAATTGCTCTCACTTTTAACTCGCCTAGATTTACCTCTAGGCTTTCTATGCTGCCAGAAGTATTTTCTACCGATGTACTGTTTGCCTGATTCCAGATTAGTAATCCTGTAGACAAAACCGTACATACCGTTAATGTCCTCAGATACAAAAGGTGATCCATTAAAAGTCCACGGATTTTCATAATCAACCACTGTCCCATGTACGAACTGACCTATTTAGTCAGTCCCACGGATCTGGTATTTGTACCTCATTGCTTGGAGGAACCATGCGTCGGTCAGACACTTTGGACCGTGCATTAGTATCTTCGCTTGTTTGTCGGTCACGCTTGGGTCTTGGAGGGCTCTTACCTTCCAACCAGGCAAAGAATCTTTCGTCATAGTTGGAAACCAGCAAACGTATCTTTTTTAACATCTTGTTTGATACTCCCGATTAGATAGGACTCAACCTCAGTCTCCTGTGGTGCCACTTGCATACCCTTAGAGGATAACCAGTGCTCTGTCCAGGGCAGAGGATTGTTACTGATAGGAGTGTCAAAGATTGCCTTCAGTCCAATAGACCTCAGACGACGGTTGGCAGTCCATTCAACATACTTAGCAAGCAGTTTGTCATTCAATCCGATGATAGAACCATCCTTGAACAAGTATTCTGCCCACAGTTTTTCTTCTTCTACACAGTTCTTGAACATCTCATAGACATTCCCCTCTTCTTCCTGTGCAATCTTGACCATATCAGGATCGTCACCTGATGTCCACTTGTTCAGAATGTTCTGAGTGATGGTCATGTGTTGCGACTCGTCTCTTGCGATGAGTCCGATGATCTTGGCAGATCCCTCCAGGAGTTTAAGTTCGCCAAAGGCGAAAGAACATGCAAACGAGACGTAGAATCTAATGCCTTCAAGAATGTAGACATTAGCAACCGCTCTGTAGAGTTTTCTTTTAAGTTCATAGAGTTCCCACTGTGCAGATTCGCAGTCTTCCAATGCATGTTCCCACTGCTTACCAGCACCCCACTCTTGTGCTGCCTGCAGGAACTCATCATATGCACGGGTGACTGACTGTGCCCGTGAGAGGATCTTCTCATCGTCTAGGATCTTGTCAAAGACCTCAGAGGGGTCTGCATAGACGTTCTTAATGATGTGGGTATAAGAGCGACTATGAACCATCTCCATGGTCTGCCAGATGTTCATGGCACCCTCAAGTTCAGGGAGTGAGCAGTAAGGCATAAAAGCCATCCCAGGACCACGCCCTTGTACAGAATCCAAGAGGATTTGGTACTTAAGGTTACTAGTGAAGATGTGCTTTTGTGCTGCATTAAGTGTCTGATAGTCGGCACGATCCTTCTGCAATGATACTTCTTCTGGACGCCAAAAATAACCAAGTTGTTGCTGTGTCAGTTTATCAAACACAGGATACTTGAATTTGTCATAGCGTTGGACCCCAAGAGGGGGTCCAAAGAACATCTTTTGCTTTGTGCTATCCAATTGAGCGGTATTGAATACCGTCATTCCCTCTACTTTAGTACGCATGGGTTCGCCGTTTGTTCTAAATTTTGCAGCTGTCACAATCTTCCTCCTCGGTTTCTAGAATTTGAGATAATAGATCTTCAATTGATTCTTTTTTCTCAGCAGTTAGTTCAGGTTCTTCTCCTTTTTGATCATAAGTATTTTGATAATAAGAAGTCTTCCATCCATACTTGTAAGTCTTCAAGAAGTCACCTGCCATGACAGAAACTGGCACCTCATTATTGTCATAGTTCTCTGGATTGTAACTCCAGTTGCCAGAAATTGCCTGGTCAAAGAACTTCTGCATAGCAGCGACAACTTTGATGTAACCATCGTTGTCCTTCATGTCCCAGAGAAGAGTGTAGTTATTTTTGAGACTACCATACTGAGGAACGATCTGTTTGAGCGGTCCCTTTTTGCTTTTTTTAGTGGACAGAAAGGCTCTAGGTGGCTCGATTCCATTTGTTGCGTTTGACAC